ATCCCTCCTGCAATGTCATCAAAAATCGCGTACTCCGCCTCATCCATTCTCATAGCTTCCTCTCCCGAGTAGATTCCACCGAAGTATAGGTGGGGTCCTAAAGATCTAGCCCATAGGGTTTTACCCAATTGGCTTTCACCATACAGGACCAGTGATTTACGCCTAGTCACGTGATCAGCCTTGTGCTCTCAACATAGGGGCCTTTTACGCGGGAGTGATCTCCGGAGTGAGGAGGGGGGATAGGGTCCCCCCGGAGGGAGGGAGGGTCCCCCGACGATATGTGTGGAGGAGAGAACGCACCCCTCGTCGGGCAAAAACGAATAGCAGAGAACATTTTCTTTGGTCGGGCGACATACCTTACTGCCAGTGATCCAGATCCCAGCCGAGCTTGACTGAGCCACTCAGAGAGCTCCTCAACTCCTTCAATGCTAAACCCGACCCCTTCTGGAGTAGCATAGGGTTCAACAATTGGACGATATCTCCAGTCCACGTAACGTTGGATACTTCCAAATGAACGGACATAATGCTCTGGAGCCAGTTCTGAGCATAAGCGGTGAAACTCATCAGCACTTTCTGCCTCGAGGATTCGACTCCACGTAGAATCAGCCGACCGATCTGATTTTGAGCTAGATTCATCGGGCCTCTCCGCCCCTCCAGCGCAGACATCCCCATCCTTGATAGCGTAGTCGTACGCCTTCCATGGAGTCGATCCAACTCGTTCGATGTTAGGGTGGTAGCCTCCCACATCGAATACATTAGTCCTTCGACTTGAGTAGTTCCGTCCGAAATCAACGAATACATGGAGATGAACTCCGCCATCAGCATGAGACTCTCGTCCCACGATAGATTCAGCTCCAAGCGTTGACAGATGATCGCTAACCTTCCAAGGGTCGAGGTCTCCACATTGAGCGTAGGTGAGCAAGACATATTTGGCGTTCTTGATTTGAAATCCGGGCATGAAATGACGTAGTGTCCTCTGAGGTTCCCTGGGCAAACTAATATTATAGCCCAGGGGACAGGGACAGCCTGTCTACTATATATACCCCCCTCCTCCCCCCCTGCGCGATTTTTAAATCCCTCAATTTCATCATGCCAATTTCCCGCCAACGCTACGGTGGGTCACGCAGACGCCGCTATGCCCGTCGTTCCACCAAAAGAGTCACGCGAGCCAGACGTTACGTCACGCGCCGCTCGTATCGCCGCCGATCGCGCAAGATGCCGCGCCGCAGGATCTTGGACATCACCACCCGTAAATGCCGGGACACCATGCTTAGTTACACGAACGTGGACGAAACCAACCCGGCAGGATCCGGTACGGGAATCCCTCAACCTAAAGATATGGTTGGCGGTACTGGCACTTTCTATTCTTCTATATGGATCCCTACAGCACGTCCTGCAGAGGAGAATACAGGTGTTAAGGGAGCAGCGCTCTCGCCTTTGAGAAAAAGATCTGAGATCTACGCTAAAGGCCTCAAGGAGAATATTCTCTTTGAAACCAGCACAGCCCGCCCTTGGCGATGGCGCAGAATTTGCTTCTGGGCCAAGGGAGACGTCATCTATGGTGACGCAATCGACCCCGCTACTTCCCAGTTCTTCCGATTCGACTCCTCTCTTGGCATGGTCAGACTATCCAACGCCATTGGCACAGGATTCCCCGCCGAATACATATTCCGCGGAACAGAAAACGTTGATTGGCTCGATCGCATGACTGCCCCAGTCGACACGAGACACATCCTTCCCGTCTATGACAAAACCGTTACACTGCGTTCAGGCAACGACGCAGGAATGTCGCAGACTATCAAAATGTGGCACCCAATGAACAAGACTATTGTCTACAATGACGAAGAGAGTGGCTTCCAGATCTTGCCTACGGCCTTGGCCAGTTCAGGCAGACGCGGAGCAGGAGACTTTTATGTGTATGACCTCTTCCAGGTCGCAACAGGGTCGACTTCATCAGATGTACTTAGATTCCAGCCTAACGCCACATTCTACTGGCACGAGAAGTAAATCTTCTCACGCAAGTCTACAAATATACAATTTGATTCCATCCAATTTGCATCCTCCGGTGCCATCTCCAAAAGGGGATTAGTGTTAGCCAGCCATATGCTTGGCTTACCCCATACCATGAGTTTCGGGTCACGGTAGAGTCTCTTCACAGAGATTTCCCACTGACACCCGAACCACTGCTTGAACATGTGAAAAAACTTGATCCCTCCTGCAATGTCATCAAAAATCGCGTACTCCGCCTCATCCATTCTCATAGCTTCCTCTCCCGAGTAGATTCCACCGAAGTATAGGTGGGGTCCTAAAGATCTAGCCCATAGGGTTTTACCCAATTGGCTTTCACCATAC